CTCGTCCGCTACTTCTGCTCTACGGAGAAGCATACGCTTGGATACATAGCGCGCCGGACGGTCGTCGCCGGGCTGACTTCCTTGCTCGTAGGCCTTGCGACCCAGTCCTATTTCGCGAACCCGGGATTGGGATACGCCGCGGCGGGGATGGCTGGGTACGCTTCGCCGGAGCTAGTGGACGCTGGGCTGGCTTGGATCCGTCGCCGGGGTAAGGTTAAGGGGTAAGGGGTCAAAAGCCCGCCACGGGCCAGCCAGAGGGGTCAAATGCGGTAGTGCGACCGACACCCCATCGGGGGTGGAGGGAAGCACTTAAATCCCCTTTAGGGGATTACGGTGTGGCTCCCAAGATCTCCCCGGACGGAAATCAGGGTGTTTTGGCCTCCGAACCCGGATTTGGCAGAAAAGTGCGTTTTCCTGAAAATAATCCTTTAACGGGACGGGCATTCACTACTTACTCACAATCACACCCACCAAACCAAGAACACAAATGACCACCTACACCTACATCAACCCGATCTCCAAGGAAGCCGTCACGATCCAGACCGCTCGCGAGTTCACCCACATCGTCCTCACCTTCGGACTCCCGGCCAGCAAGCGCGCCGACGGTCAGGACTACTCCAAGGAAATCGTCGATCAGTCTCTCGCCGGATCTCTCCGCAAGGCTATCGCCCGTTGCGAAGAAACCTCCGTCATCTGCGAACTCACCAAGGTCGCCTAATCCACTCTCACCACCAACCACAAACGCAAATGACCACCACCGCCAAGATCTCCTCCGAGGAGTCTCTCCTCATCACCGCCAACCGGGAGGCCGGGATGGAAGTCCCGCGCGCGCTCCCGAAGGCGTGGAACAAGCTCACCGCCGAGGAGCAGACCCTCTCGCTCTGGTTCATCCAGAACATCACCTCGTACTTCGACAAGACGCAAGTGGCGCGCCACATCATCGGCCTTGAGATCTCCGCCAACATTCAGGCCGGGATCTCTCCGTGCATCACGCAGGAGCGCGCCGCGGAGATCTGGAAGCTCGTCTTCAACAAGTAATCACCAACCCGGACACTCCCATGCGCGCTCGCTACCGTATCAAGAAGAAGATCCTCTCCGGCACTTTCGCCGGGATGGTTCACATCGAGGTGACCGACTTCCCGGTCGAGGTCGGGTTCACCTGTCAGGCTTGGTATTACGGCCCGGCCTACGAGGTGCTGTCCTGCACCAAGATCTCTTAACCCTTCACCCTGCCACAAACACATGGCCCAATACTACATCCGCACCGAATACATCGCCGTCAAGATCCGAGTCGTCGCTGACTCGCCGGAGGACGCCGAGGAGATCGGGAGCGACTTCACTGACAGCCTCGTCTTCGACGACAAGACGCTCCGCAAGCGCGCCAAGGAAATCAACTCGACCGATTGCTATTACATCGGCGCCGACTCCACGGGCGACTCCGAGATCTCCATCGCCGGGGATCATCCGTCCAGCAACTAACTCTCACCCCAACCCACCATGCCCAACACCAACCGCAAGTCCCAGAGCTACCGCGAAAGCAAGCAGAAGGGATCCGTCGTCAACATCACCGTCTCGGTGTCCCGCCCGGTCGCCAAGCTGGTTCACCTCCACGCGAGGATTCAGAACCAGACCGTCAGCCACCTCCTCCGGGACAAGCTCGAGGCCACCTACGGCGCGCTCACCCGGATCTCCAACCCTAACCGCCGCTGATATGTATTGCCTCGAAACCGCCGCCCGGCCCAACATCTCCATTCTCCGGAGCGAAGATCCAGAATGCATCCGAGTGCTTAACGCCTTTCGCAAGTCGCTAGGCAACCCGGAGTGCTTCCTCACTTACGGCGACAGCTTCTCCCTTCACATCTACAAGGGCGAGGATCTCCGTGAAGCTCTCGTCGTGGCCGACGAGGATCTCCGCCACCCGGACGGACTCGCGGACAGCACCCCCGAGAATGACGCCGCGGCGCGCCACCACGTTCCCCTTCTCCTCGCCCAGATCCGATGACCCCGTATCTCGCATACAGTATCGCCGTCGGAGTCCAAGCGCCGTTGAGCATCGAACAGGCGGCAGAGGCCGTAGCAGTCTTGGAAGCTCACCCGGAGATGCTCACCAGCGGCGAAGCTTGCCGTGGACTCGACCGCCTCCGCTACATCGTCGAACGCCATTCCGCAGATGAGTGACCCTATCACCCTCACCCCGGCCCAGCGCGCCGAGATCCTCGACCTGATCCACGCGCTCGCAGACGTCGCCCTCGAAGCCAATGAAGACGCCGAGATGGTCGATGAGATGTGCGAACGCATCGACGCCGTCGCAGATATGCTTCAGACCAAGTGAAATACATCTCCGTATGTTCCGGGATCGAGGCGGCGTCTGTAGCTTGGGAGCCGTTAGGCTGGACCCCGGTCGCCTTCTCCGAGATCGAGCCGTTTCCCTGCGCCGTCCTGAAGCACCGCTTTCCCTCCACCCCCAACTACGGATCTCTCACCGACTATGAACAATGGCCCCTCGAACCCGGATCAGTCGACCTTCTGGTCGGCGGGACTCCTTGCCAATCCTATTCCATCCTTGGAGACAGGGCCGGACTTGATGACCCTCGCGGCGCGCTCGCCCTTGCCTTTGCGGGACTGGCTGGCCGTATTCGTCCACGCTGGATCGTCTGGGAGAACGTCGTCGGTGTTCTGTCAAGCGGACGAGGCCGGGACTTCGACACCTTCAAGCGGTCGTTGGGAGTCCTCGGGTATTCATGTTGCTGGAGGATCTTGGACGCTTCCAACTTCGGAAGCTCCCAGCGACGCCGTCGTGTCTTCCTTGTCGGCCATCTTGGAGACTGGCGCCGTCCCGCAACGGTACTTCTTGAACCCGGTACAATGCGGGGAGATCATGCGGCGCGCGAACGCCCGTGGAAAGAAGATGCCGGGAGCGTTGAGGGCGACGCTGGAGATGATCGCGTCGCGATCTCCTTCCAACCCGGAAACCTCCGCCGACTCGCCGGAGCAGTCCCCTCGATGAGAAGCTTCCCGACATTAAGCTGTGACAGCGGCGACCAGAACCCTCATGTGTGCGTCAACGGTGAAGCGCGCAAGCTTACCCCGGTCGAGTGGGAGCGCCTTCAGGGCTTCCCGGACAACTTCTCGCGGATCCCGTGGAAGGGCGCGCCGGAGGAAGATTGCCCTGACCATTTCCGGCATAACGCCATCGGCAATAGCATGTGCGTCCCGGTGATGCGTTGGATCGGAAACCGAATTGACAAGGTCGATAAGATCCAAACAAACGACACGCATGAGTGACATCGAACCCACAGGCATTCGTCTGGAGCCACGGAAGATCTTCGACAAGGCGGTAGTCGGATACACATCTGACAACTGGGCCGTCTACGATTACGACAAGCTCATCCGGGCGGTCAAGGCGGCGCACAAGATCCGCAAGACATCCGAAGCGGCCGAGTGGATCGACTACAACATCGGATCTTACGAAGGCCTTGGCCTCCGCATCTCATACCGAAAAGAACAACTGTGAAGATCTACGACCGCAACGACATGCTTCCCCGGTTCTGGTGGCTGTTCCCTTGGAGCGCCGCCCGGGAGCTTCACCGCATCGCAAAGGCCTCGCTGGAGTGGGGAGACGACGCTGACCGCGCGCTCTCCATCTCGTCGCGAGTGATCCGGGAGCAGTCCGCAGAAATCCGGCACTTGAGGCGACAGCTCGAGGACTTGAACGAGGAGATCCTCCGAGGGCGAGCCGTAGTCCCGGATGCCTCCCCGGTCAGCCCTACCCCTACCCCGGAGGCCCAAAACCCTGCCACGGGCCAGCCAGAGGCCTTTGTGGAGTGCCAATGGGTAAGACCAGAATGGGCAACCGACCACATGCGACCAAGGCCTCCAATTCACCCTAATCGCCCGGACCGAAAATAAACGCTTTACAGGGATCCGGGTTCGCTATCTATTCTTCCTTGTTCCACCAAACACCACCACAAATGAAAAACGAAATCACCAACGCAACCCGCTCCCACGTCGCCGACCTCTACTCCAAGTGGTTGGATCTCCTCGCCGTCCGGGACAACGCCAAACCCCAGAGCGCGCGCTACTGGAAGGCGGTCGATAAGGCCGAGGCCATCGAAAACGAAGCTTCCATGCTCGTCTTCGGTGACACCGCGCACACCATGACCGAGGCCTACGAGGAGAAGGAGGCGGACGAGATCTAATCGCTTTACACCACCCGGCCTTCGCTATCTATTCAACTTGCACCCACAAACCACACAAATGAAAAACACCGACATCGCCACCGCCCGCCGTCAGGTCCACATCTCCGCCATGGATCTGGTCGCGGCATACAACTGCAACTGGAGCCGGGACGCCCGGGACAAGCGCATCGACGAGGCCGAGGAGATCTTCCTCAACTTCGAGAAGGCCTTCGTGCGCGCCGCCTTCGGGTTCTATCCCCGGATCAATCGGCTCACGGTTCGTCAGCGCGCCGAGCACTACTCCACCCGGGAGTTCGCCAACCGCCCGAACCGCGATGAGGACGCTCCGACTTCCGGCGAGAACCCTTTCCCCGCCGGGACGGGATCTGCGGCGCAGTGGGAAGCCAACCGCAAGTGGAACGAAGCTTGCGAACGAAACAACAAGCGCGCCTAACCCTCAACCCGGATCTCTCACATGAAAGCTCTCGTCACCCTCACCGCCCTCGTCATCTTCGGATGGCTTGCGGTGGTGACCTTCTTCGGCCCGGATCTCGCCCGGGCCATCGACCGCTCCCTCCCGGGCTACGTCGCAAAGCCCGTCAAGCGCGCCCGCTAACTCTCACCACAAACCAAATCCAATGAGCCACAACGAAGATCTCCCGGCGCGCGTCGCCGAGCTGTACCCAGACCCCAAGGTGTCCATCAAGCCGGAGGCGGCAGTTGCCTACTTCGACCACATGGGGATCTCCGCCCCGACCCGGGAGCAACTCCGGCAAGCAGACGAGGCCTACTACGGAGAATACAAAAGCGACGCCGAGTTCGCCTCCGAGTTCGCCGACGGCATCGGACTGTTCTCTAACCTCCCGCAATGGGGACGAGACTCCCGGGACACGCACCCGTGCGAGCTTTACTTCAACTGGGACGCATACGCCCGGGATCTCATGTATGATTATTTCGAGGCGGACGGGTTCTACTTCTCGAATTACTGACATGCCCAACAACATCCATCCTAAATTGGAACGGCTCGAAACCATTACCGACGAGAACGGTTACCCGAGCCGGGACGAGTTCACTTGGAGGCCTTGCCCCTGCTGTGGCGACCAGCTCGCCGGGGAACGCTACGAGGTGAAAGCCATCTACTACAACCGCAAGTCCCCTTCAACCATCTCCGTCTGCCGCGGATCTTTCTGGGTCTGCCCGGACTGCGTCGTCGAATACCAATGACCACGCATCTCGCCATCATGCGCCAGCTCCTTATCGAGTCCGGGGAGATCAACGAGCGCATCCACGCCGGGGACATCTGTTCCAACAAGACAGGACTCCCCAAGGCCCGGAAGCTTTGTGACCGTTACGCCAAGATCCTTCGGGCGGAGAAGGTCGAGGACTTATTCCTTGACCCATACGCCGCCTACGGAGGATGGATCGGCATCACCTACGGATACACCTACGAGGGCGAACTCTTCACCGGGTCGGTCGTAGTCCGAACCCTCGCATGAAGCTCCTCGCCCTGATCCTGCTGGCAAGCGCGCCGACCCTCGCCCGGGATCAGTCCGGGGAGATCCTCCGGGCGATAGCTCTGGTCGAGTCGGGAGGGAGCCGCCACGCCGTCGGAGACGGAGGCCGGGCGGTAGGGGCTTGGCAGATGCACCGGGAAGCGTGGCAGGACGCTAACACCTTCCGGCGCGCCCAAGGCCTCCCGGAGATCCCGCGGTCAAGGTGGAGGGAGGGGTGGGTTCAGGAAGCTATGGCGAAGGCCTTCTACAGCCTGATACAGGCGCGACTCGCCCGGGCGGGGGTGGTAAGGCCTACCGCCTCTCATATGGCCTTATGCTGGAACATGGGCTTTGCCGGGGCGAAGGCTCGGGGCTTCCGGCCTACCGACTACTCAACCCGGGTGGCGCGCCTTGCCGGAGATCCTCGAAAATAATCGCTTTACACCGAACCGAGTCCGCTATCTATTGCTTTCACACCCACCACAAATGAACATCACCGACCTCGAAAAAACCGCCGTCCGCTCCGAGAAGAAGTACCTCGCCGCCTACGACGCTTACTATACGCTTTGGTTCAAGTCGCTCAAGCCGGGTTTCAGCACCGCGCAGACCAAGAAAGATCTCCGCGCGCTCGAGCTTAAAAAACGCAAGGCCTTCAAGGAGTCTTGCCTCGCCCTTCGCGCAGTCATGCTCGCTCGCCAAGCCGCCTAACCGATGAAGGCCTACTACAACCCAGACCGTTCCGCCCGGATCTTCTACGACACGCACCTCCGGCTCTGGACGATGATCTCCCTCGACCTCGAAGGCAACCAGATCGGCTCCGCGGACTACACGACCAGCCGGGAGCGCGCCTTTACTTGGCTCTCCGCCGCCTAACACCTATGGGAACCAAACACCGTCTCGCCAACAGCAAGGCAATCCTCAAGGCCTCCCTTCAGGATCTCGTCCGGCATAAGATCTGCGCCGAGGAAGCCAGCCGTGATCTCCGGGCGGTCATGCTGAAGATCTTCACCGACCCGGCTCAAGGCCACCTTCACTACTCCGCGGTCGGTCGCCTCTACGTCGAACGCGAGCGCGCGCTCACCCGGGCGGATCTTGCCCAAGGATCTTGCTTGACCTTGCGTAAAGAGATCGCGAACCTGAAACAACAGCTCGCAAATGAATGACATCCTGACCATCGCAATCGACCCCGGAGTAAACGGAGGTGTCGCTTGGAAGCTCAACGGCAAGGTGACCGCTATGAGGATGCCTCCGACCGACTTCGACGTCTGTGACCTTCTCGCCAAGCTGGAGAAGTGTTCGCGCGTCGTGGAGATCTTCATCGAACTGCCGCCCCTCTTCGCCGGGAGGAACATCCCCGGCTCCGCCATCGGTAAGCTCATGCTCAACTACGGCGTGTGCTACGGAGCTTCGTGCGCGCTGGGTTTCAAGATCCGCACCGTCCGCCCTCCCGTCTGGCAGAAGGCCCACCCGGTCGGGACGAAGGGAGATCTGACCACGACGCAATGGAAGAACAAGCTGAAGGCGCGCGCCGCTGAACTGTTCCCGGATCTCCCGGTCACTCTCGCTACTGCCGACGCCCTGCTCCTTCTGGACGCCGGACTCCGCAACGCCGTCAACTAATTTCCACCCACACAAAACACCATGCCCAAAGAAAACAAAACCGCGCGACAGGATCTCGTCGCCTTCCTCAACGCCATCGGTAACGTCGCCGCTGACCGCGTGAACCCGGCCTTCAAGAGCAAGTACGCTTCGCTCTCGGAGATCCTCGACACCGTCAAGGCGGTCGCCCGGGAGCATAACCTCGCCGTCCACCAGTCGCTCTCCTCCGCGGAGGGTCAGGTGCGCGTCACGACCACCTTCCTCCACGACTCCGGGGAGACGCACGACAGCGGGACGCTCGCCTTCATCGCCCCGGCTGACGCCCAGAAGCTAGGGTCGGCCATTACTTATCTTCGTCGTCAGTCGCTCCAAACGGCATGCGGGATCTCAACCGACATCGACGATGACGGCGCCAAGGCCTCCAACCCTGCAATCGGTCGCGGCAACTACCAGCGCGAGGATGACCGCCGGACGACGAAGGATGTCTGGTGGAGCTTCATCCCGCCGGACAAGGTCCAGAAGGCCATCGACTACCTGAACTCGAAGGGCTGGCTCCCGGCTGGCGCGCCGCTGGACACT